GCACCAGTAGTTGCTGCATTTGATGAAGTAAAGATCAACTGTCTATAAGTTGAACCAGTATCATTATTCAAGTCTACTAGTGTTGCATTAGAAGCAATACCAGTTAGGTCACCAATAAAGGTTGGAGCAGTAACGTTACCACCAAAGGTTCCAGATCCAGTAAAGGTTCCTGTACCACCTACGTGGAGGTTCTTTTCTATACCTACGCCACCATCTATTATTGTACTACCAGTATCCTTACTCGTTGAATCTGTAGAGTTGGTCACTAGGAGTTTAGAAGCCAACGCAAGATTATCCGTTGATGCTAGTTCTTGTATCTGACTCGCAGCAGTATTTACAATCAGTGGAATTCGATCAGCCATTTATCAAAGTACTTTTTTTCTATTTATGCAAGGTTGACAGGGCAAGAAGAATAGTATATAATATCTTTGTTGAGTTGACGAACTTGACACGGGAGTGACTGAATAATCTTTCTGGCATATAGCTGGATAAGGTGATGAGACACAGGTGGTGCTGCACCGAAAGGTGAATCGACTTACCAGTCGGGTCTCAGGCAAGGATGTAAAATTTACTACTGTAGTAATGCCCGTCCTTTGTTGGTAATACAGAATTCCAACCTCCCACCCCAATATTTCTTAACTATATAAAAGACCGAGATAAAATACTAATGAAAATTTTTCTGGACACTGCTGATACATCTGTTATAAGAAAGCATTTTGCCACTGGGTTAATAGATGGTGTTACTACCAATCCAACGTTGATTAGAAAGAGTGGTAGAGATCCTGAAGAAGTTTATACAGAACTTGCTGATGACATAGGTGTTAGAGATATCAGCATGGAAGTTGTGGGTGATAGTGCTACAATGACAGCAGAAGGTAAGAGACTTTCTGAAAAGTTTGAAGAAGTGTGTACTGTTAAAGTTCCTTGTACTCCAGATGGTCTTCTCACTTGTGCTCATTTATCGAGAGATAATATAAGAGTTAATGTTACTTTGATATTTGATGCAGCACAAGCAATCCTTGCTGCTAAAGCAGGTGCAGCATATGTTTCTCCATTCGTAGGAAGACTTGATGATAATTCTGTGAATGGATTAGAATTGATTAAAGATATTTCTGAAATTTATCAAGCACATTGGATCAAAACTGGTATTCTTTCTGCATCTATTCGTGGTGTAAAAGCAGTATCAGAATCCTTTGCTAAAGGTGCTCAGATAGTTACAATTCCTCCATCAGTATTTGAGAAGATGTATTATCATGTTCTTACTGATAAAGGACTAGCATTATTTGATCAAGATTATAAACAGACACTAGAAGCACTTAAGGTATAATGTTATTAGTTACAGGTGGTGCTGGATTTATTGGCAGCAATTTTCTTCATTATTTACTTACTGTAACTGATGAAGAAGTTGTTGTAGTTGATAGCATTACTTATGCTGCTAATAAAGAATATGTTCCTAGTCAGTACACTTTAGTAGAGTGTGATATTGGTGATAAGGAACATGTAGATGAGGTCTTTGCTAAGTATAAACCTAGAAAGGTTTTTAATTTTGCTGCAGAGAGTCATGTAGATAACTCAATTAAGAATGTAGATCCTTTTATCAGGACTAATATTATTGGAACTTGTAATCTTTTAAGAGCAAGTGTTGATAATGATGTTCATAAATTTCATCACGTATCTACTGATGAGGTCTATGGTTCTTTAGAGTATGATGATACTAAGTTATTTACTGAGGATACTCCATATGATCCACGTAACCCATACTCAGCATCTAAGGCAGGTGCAGAACATATGGTAAGGACATGGAACAATACATATGGTCTTCCTTATCTTATAACTAGTGCTGCAAATAATTATGGTCCACGTCAGCATCCTGAAAAGTTAATTCCTAAAGTTATTCATAATGCATTAAACAATAAGGTGACTAATATGCATGGAGGAGGACATCAAATTAGGGATTGGATTTATGCAGAAGATCATTGTCGTGCTATATGGACACTTGATGAACAGAACATTCTAAATGATAAGTATAATATATCTGCAGGACATGAACTTCCTAATATAGAAGTAACTAAAAAGATTTTGGATATTCTTGATAAACCATATAGTTTAATAGGAAAATCTAATGAACGTCCAGGATTGGATCAAAGATATGCAACAGATTATTCTAAGTTAAGAAAGAAAACAGGATGGATTCCTAAAGCAAAATTTGACGAAGCACTTAAAGATACTGTAGAATGGTATCTTAACAAGCCATCTTAGCTCAGTCGGTAGAGCAATGCATTAGTAACGCATAGGTCATTGGTTCAAGTCCAATAGGTGGCATGAATAAATAGAACACATAATAGAAAAATGATAGTAGTAAGGTGTAGAGACTGCAACACTGAGGTGGTTGACGGTAAATCATGTGGATGCCCTAACATGGTTACTGTTAAGGGAGATGTAGTATCTGCTATTGACCTAACTAGAACTATAGTGGTAAGATCTAATAAGGTAGAAGAAAAAACCGCACTTACGGCTGAAGATCTTGCCTATCAAGAGAAAAGACGGAAGAGAAAAGTGCGAAAATTAGACTTCGAGGTTCGATGACTCCAAACATACATGACATACCTGGTATAGGTGGATTCTATACTAAAAAAGAAGTAGATGAAATGATTGCTGCTGCCCTTGATGAAGCAAGAAGAATAGATGAAGCGTCAATGGCAGAGCATAATTTTAAGGCTACTATTATTAGTATGATCCTTGGGTTCACTTGTCTTGCTTTGTTTCTTGATGGAACATTAAGATTGCTTGGTATTATACCACCCTTTATGGATATAGATATAAGTATAATTGATAAGGTAGCAGAAAAAGTAGAAACAGAAGTTATACCTTTAATCAATCAAGCAAAAGGATACATACCAAAGATATGATTTTAGAAACTTTCCTAATAGCAGCAGCATTACCATTTGTTGCATTATCACTTTTCTTTGGAACGAAGGGTGGATATTATGACAGTGATGATTACACTGGTGATGGATGTGCTCACGATGTAAAGCGATGATTGATATATCATGGAGTTCATTTAGAGTTTTGATTATTATGATATTAACTGCTGTATGGTTTTATCTTTTAGTAGATTCTTTTGAGGGTAAAAATAAATGAATCCAGTAACTGATATAGTATTTTCATTAACTTGGATACTTCTTTTTGCTTTTGCTATACGTTCTATAGTGAGGGGATGGGGTATGATGAGAGAAGATACTGCTAGACCTAATGGTATCTGGACTACTAAAGTTACAAGACCAATGCATCCAGAGATGAAGGATGTACAACCAGGTGAAGAGTTAATGGGTGTTACTTTTGACCAGAAGACTAGTTGTAGTTTAGAGGAATATCAGGCATTACAAAAACGTATAGAAGAATTAAAAATAGAATTGTTGATGGAAGAAGAAGATGATGATGAAGATGATGATGGGGATATTATTGTTAGAGTTTAATAAATTCCTTGACAGGTAATTGGACATCTTATATAATTAGTAGTGTCAACCGTTAACAAGCAATGACGCTTACCACAAAGTTCAAGAAAGACATAAGCACCCTTCGGGCTGCTGCAAACAAGGAGATTTATTTAGACGTTAAAAACCCCAAATTATTTAAAAAGGTTAAGAGGTATTATGTAGGAGAGGGTTTGCAACTTACAGAAGAAGATCCAGATGTGGATTACAACAGTATCATGGAGTGCATTGCGGAGGACTTAGGTTTATAATCATGAATGTTATTATGGAACGGTTCCCATACCGTTATGTTGAAGCAGGAACCTTAGAAAATGGTAAACCTGATTTTCGTATTCAGAAAGAAAATTATTACACCAAGAGATACAATGATATGTACCTCTGTGACAGTGGTATGCAGATGATGCAAGCTATTGAAGATTTTGAATACACAAAATGGTTAGATCCAGAAGGTGTACCTTGTTATGTAAAAGATGATGATGATGAGTGAAGAGTTCACTAGGATTGCATCAGCACTTGAAAGAATTGCTAATGCAGTA